ATTAAATCTAGCTGTAGCTTGTAACTGTTTATTCCCTACATAATTTCTGTATAGATTTCGAATAATACGAGCTTGACTTTGATTTTTACTATTTAGATAAAACAATATCATTTATATATTTGCAAACTCCGTTTTTAATTTCGTTTTCTGTATATTGATAATAAGCTAGAGTATTTAACCATGATTTTCTATCTTCTAATTTAGGTGATTCGATATTTTCTAACGAAGTATTTCCTAATACATTGCACGAACTAGAAGCGTGACAAAAAACAGGTATGCCTAAACACGCCGCTTCTATTCCAGCAATACTTGCTAAAGTAACTACTGCCCACGCATTTTTTATATCTTCTTCAAATGGTATTTTTGCTACTGCTGGCCCGCTTGTATTATTTGCTCTTGGTTTATTTCTAATTTTAATTGGACGATCAGTATATTTTTTAAGTATACTAACTGTGTCATTTAGCCAGTTGTTTTGATCATAAAATCTATTCATTGTTGGACTGCTTGGACACACAAGTATATGATCTCCAGTGTTCCTCCATTCTTTAACTTTAATGTTTAGTTTTTTAAATCTATCATTAGGATAATCTTTTACCCAATTACAATGTAATGCATTTGGAATTATTCTCCAGCTACAGGTATCTCTGTTATTTCCCATCCAACGATTCCAATAAGGCATGTCAGTAAAAAAGAATGGAATATTTTTTGTTTGATGTTCTTTAATTAAATTAAAATTATGTTTCACTAATCCCCAAAATACACCAGTGTTCTCATTAAACGCTGCACTACGATGTATAACTGTTTTTTTATCATTAGCTGATATTGCATCTAATACCCAAACAGCTTTACTTGTACTTCCTATTTCTGGATAATAATAATTCATATAATTATATATATGAAAATTAGTGTGTGGCCAAGTCAAGTACCTGCAAATGGAATTGAAATTTATAATTCGTTAATAAGTTATATCAATAAAACTGATCAAACTATTGTAGAATCATTAGATGCAGATGCAGCGTTAATTTGGAGTGTGCTATGGAATGGCAGAATGAGTCGAAATCATAATGTATGGAAACATTATAAATCACGAAACAAGCCTGTTATAGTTATCGAAGTTGGGGGATTAATTAGAAACACTACTTGGCGTTTGTCAATAAACGGTATTAATCGCAGTGCTATGTTTCCTGCTTTTGAAAATTTAGATTTAAATCGCCCAAACAAATTAGGTTTAAAATTAAAACCGTGGCACGATGGCGACTATGTACTAATCTGCGGTCAGCATGGTAAAAGTGAACAATGGATTAATATGCCACCCATGGATCAATATTTTCAACAGACTGTTTTAGAAGTTCGAAAATATACTGATAGACCAATAGTTATTAGAGCCCATCCAAGATATAGAGAGAATATATTTTTTAATATCGATAAAAGTTTTTACAATCAATATAAAGTAGAGTGGAACACACCTAAACAAATACAAAAAACATACGATAGTTTTGATCTAGAACCGTTACTAGCGCATTGCCATTGCGTAATTAGTCACACCAGCAACAGCGGATTATCTAGTATAATTGAAGGAACGTCAGCAATTGTTAGTAACGAAAGTTTAGCATTCGATGTTGCTACAGATGATATTTCGCAAATAAACAATTTACCAAAACCTAATCGAGAACAGTGGTTTATTGAATTGTGTCACAAAGAATGGTTTGAACACGAACTAGAGTATGTTTGGCTTAATCTTAGGAAATTACTTTAACGCCATATTGTCTAGTAAAACGTTGACCATCAACTCTATTGTCTACCATTGGTTCACCGCGTATGTTTAAGCTTGTGTTTAGTAGAATTGGACACTTTGTTTTCTCATACCATGCTTCTAATATATTACGCATGTTGCTACCGTCTTTAGGTACTACTTGTACTCGTGCAGTATTATCAACATGACAAATAGCTGGGAATAATCGAGAAGTGTTTTCTCTAGCCAATGTTGCATATTGCATATAACGATAATCATAAGTTGAATTTAAAATAAAATAATCCTTTGCGTGTTCTTCTAACACAGCAGGAGCAAACGGTCTATATTTTTGACGTTGCTTAATTTCATTTACACGGTCTTTAATATCTAATCCGCGAGGATCAGCAAGCAAACTACGATTACCTAATGCACGTGGTCCCCACTCTGCATAGCTGTTTGCAACACCAACAATTTTGTCTTTAACTAACACATCAATAACATTGTCTACTTTAAGATCACCAACAATCATATGTCCTAAAAAAGCATTTTTCCAGTTAAGTTTCTTTCCATAACTAAGTGCCGCTGCACCTAATGCTGATCCACAATCGCCTGGGTTTGGGCAAATCCAAACATTACTCCATATATGATGTAATTTAGTGTTTGCTACACAATTTAAAGCAACTCCGCCGCCATAACACACTTGCGTTTCTTGAGTTAACTCTGCTGCTTTTTCGTGTATTTTAAATATTAACTCTTCTGCAATAAGTTGTGTAGCAGCAGCAATATTATGATCGATGTTGTTGTGTGCCCAATTCTTACAGCCTCGGTGCATGTTTTTTTTAAAAGTTAGTTCACTCTTACTTTCTATAAAATCGTTATACATTTTGTAATATAACGAATCATTTCCATATGCAGACATGCCCATTAAGACATACTCATCTTCCATAGGACGAAGACCCACACGTTGAGTCATAGCAGTATAAAATAAACCGATACTGTGAGGATATTTACGGCTCCAAAGTTTTTGATACTTTGCTTTACCATTGTTATCATAATAAGCATACCAAATACTTGCAGTATCCCATTCACCAATTGCATCAATTACTACAACTGCACTACGATCATATGGGCTTGTTTGAAACGCTGCGGCGGCATGACTTAAATGATGCCCCCACTTATTCATTTTACGCGGGAGGTCAAAATATTTTAACTTGTTGATTACTGGTGTGATAGACGAAATTTTTTGACCAGCGTAAAGTCTACGAAGATTAGTTAACCACGGGCGCTCATAATAATTTACAGTAACGTTCTCATATCCAGTAAACTCACAATCTTGAAATTGATGATAATGCAGATTGGGATCGTTTTTTATTTTACTATAGCGTTCACTATGACTAGCATGTAAAATATTACCGTTAGCATCTATTAATGCTAACCCAGCGTCGTGATAGCCTTGGCTGATACCTAAATGATGTTTAGTCATAGATAAACGGGTCGCGCTTTTTTAATTCACGCAATCTTTTACGATACATAATTTCAATCTTAATTTTATTGTATAATCTTTTAAAAAACGCAATCATGGTATACTTTCAATAGCTAGATCACTTATGGTACCATCTAACCATTCTAATTGTAAAAATTCGTGTCTAATAGCACCATACTTTTCTATGCATTTACTTATAGTAGGAGGCAGCAACTTTAATTCATCTAACTTGTATAAATTAGCATCATCTAACTGCATTGGTTTATGTGGACTTTTGTAAGCACACAAATGTATCATTTGTTCGTGTCTACGTTGTTTGAAGTGGCCGTCTTTGCAATCAAATCCACACGCTGCAAGAAGATATATCAAACTTGCAATGTTATGTGGCCAAAAACACCCGTTTTGATTTATCATTTGCCATCTAGATAAATCATCAATGTAATTTGACTGAGGTATTGCGATATATAGCAATCCATTTTCATTCATTATATCATACCAATGACGCAATGTTTTAACGGGATCTGTAGAATATTGAAAAGAATTATAGCACCAAAGAACATCTACTTTATTTTTTGCAATTGTAGTTGCTGAAAAATCTTCTTTAACAACACGAACATTTGATCTGCGATTATGATTGTCAAGTTGTAAAACTTTATCAACTGCGAAAATAAACAATTTGCGAGTCTTGCCGTTTTCATCTATTCTATCTGCCCATGCAGCTGAATCTGTTCCTTTGCCACACCCCATGTCAGCAATTACTGACAAGCTGTCCATAAAATCTATTCGTTGATCAAGTAAGGATAATGTTTCGATAGCACTCATAATACAATATCTTCCATACCAGCTACACGTAACTTTGTAATATGACCTAATTGAAAGTTTTTACTTTCAAGCCCTTTTATGATACCTAAAAACTTATTACGAACAAGTGCTACATCGTTAATAATTGTTTCGTAATCAATTACTTCATCTTCGCCATCGACATACTTTTCAGCTTCGCGACTGCTCAATGATCTATTATAATTTTCAAGATACTTTTGAAAATGTTTGCGTCTAATTTTGTTAAGTTGAATATTAAGGTAGTTTAGCACAGCTTCAATTTCTTGAAGCTGGCTAAATCTATACTCAGTTATGCCTGGTAGATCGGAAAGATTTTTTTCAATCTTGCCGTAGATACGCACATCTTGTCTAGCTTTTTCTAATTCATTTTCATAATGAAGAATAAAATTAGGAATTTGAGTTAGATCTGCGGTAATTCTTGTATACCAGTTCATAGCTCCTCATAGTCATCATCGTCTTGTTCATCTACTTCAACAAGTTCTTTTACTGCACGCCTGAGAACAGGATTACCTGTTGTCATTGCATATAAATCATCTTCGTGGATACCTGCATCAACTAGTTCATTTACTAAATGATGCGCTGCTGTGTCGTGATCTCTAGCAGGAATATATTCGCTAAGGATCTTCCAAATTAAGTGAGTAATCTCTTCCATTTAAAAACCTTTTATAAGACGAGATACTTATTCCAAATCTACAGTTTCAGTCGTCGTTACCACTGGTACTTCAGAAGCTTTAGATTCGTCCCATTCGTCCATAACAATTTGTAGCTTGTCTTCAGTCCAACCCTTACGAAATTCTTTAATAGTCTCGCCGTCTTTGGTAATGTAAACAAGTTTATTGCCATCCTTTTTAAGTACACCTTTTGCTTCAAATAGTTCTAGTAGGCCAGATGTAGGACTCATTCCAGTGTCGTAAGGAATCTTAACTTGTACAGACTCATTAGGCTTTGCATAACGAGTTTTCATAACCTTACAAGCTGCACGAATACCACGAACTTCACTGATCTTATTGCCGTCTTCATCTTCCTTAAGCTTTAGCTTACGCATGGCTACGACGATGGAACTTGCATAGATAAAGCCTTGACCGCCCGAAATCTTGTCATCTGGATCAAACATATCCTGACTTGCATAAGTATGGTTAGTGGCAACTAATCCAACATTCATGCTGCCAAACATATTGACGCAGTTACGTACCAATGCGGTAAGTGCCTTTGGTTTACGACCCATATCGCCCTTCATGTCACCAGCTTCAAACTGATTGACGTCTGTTGGAGTGAGCAACATACCTAGACTGTCTAGGACAAACAATACCTTTGGACGTTCCTCAGCTGGCATTGTTTTGTAGTCTTTCATAAACGTACTAATCATCTTAGCAACGTCATCAATCATAGCCATGTTTAACTTTAGTAGTTTAGATTCATTAGTGTCGACGCCAAGCGCACGTAGCCATTCTTCGTCAAGAGCATTTTCAGTATCAATCAATACAACAAAGATACCTTGCTCTTGTGCATTTTTTACAATGTTACCTGAACAGATGTAACTCTTGCCTGCACCCGATTCACCTGCAAATACTGTGACTTTTCCCATAGGGATGCCTTTATGAAAATCACCGCTAATGAGATAGTTTAGTGTATAGTTACCGGTTGAGATCCAATCTGTTGGATCATTAAACCCAATACTTAGACCATCAATACTCTTTGTTAGGTCTTTACGAAATTTTGTTAAATCAAATGGTTTAGCCATAGAAATTCCTTTACAATTTTTAATATGTTATAACGTTAATGTAGGATTTATGCAATTTATTATGTTTTATTTTTTGGATTATATCCAAAAACAGTTATGCATTCTTCTTGTATCGATTTTGGAAGATCATAGAAATTACTTTCTAACAAGCAATCAGGCCAATCAATTTCCCTTACTTGCTCATAAAAAGTTAAAAAAGCAGTATCTGCATTACTGTTACTTGTTAAGTTATTTGTAAAATTTCGAAATGAAATTTCTTCATCAACATAAATTTTATCTACTAACTTTGGAAAATAGTTAACAATATAATTTCCATATAAATCATAATCAGAAAGTGTTTTATCAGAAGAATCAACAATTTGATTAGCTATTACATCTAACAATGACATACTAAACTTTTCTTCTATAAATCGACGCATTTCTTTGATAGTAAAAGAAATCATAGCCATGCACTCAGCTGTTATAAAAGAAACTTCTTGATTATTAATTTTCAACGTGTCGATTTCAAACCAATTTTTAAGAATTGGCTTAACTTTATCGTTTAAATTTTTTTCTGATCCGGTATAAAAATTAATCTTGTTGTTGTTAAAAAACGTAACAGGTTTAATTAGCATCCTATCTGCTTCAAATACTACGATATTACCATCAATAATTTTATCTAAATTCAATTTAAAAAGCTGTTGTTTTATCCAGTTATGATTGTAAATTTTTTTATACTCAAATTTTGGATCAATTATTTTCCAAAAATCTCTATCTTTAATTAAGTTACAACCATCTTCATTTATTATTGTATTAGATATAATATTAATAGATAAAATATCATGCTGAACAAATTTTCTAATTGCTTCGATACATTTAGAAATTACAAGACGGTATTCAGCACAACATACAATGTAAATGTGAACACCGTCTTGTTTAGACATTACTTTTGCCTCGAACGAATCATTGCAAGAATGTCTTCAGCTCTTGCATTTGTTGCTGCTGGTTTTGGTGTAGCAGTAGCAACTGATGGGGTTTCGTCTGTATCAAATGGAACTTCATCTGTTTCTTCAACTTTTGGTGTTACTCGAGGAGTAGAAGCTCCAGATGTTCTTGTCGAACTTGTTGCTCGTTCTTCATCACCGCTGTCAGCTTTAAAACCAGATGGCTTAAAGTATTGACTCCAACGATCAGGATCGTATGCTTGACCATCTACTGATGCTTCAAACATTTCCTTAATTACATTAAGCTCAACCGCAGTTGGCTTCTTTGGAAGGAACTCTGAGAGGTTATACAAACCATGTGCATCAATAGCAGCACGTTCAGTTGCAGTGAGGGCAGTTTCTTTACGAGCCCACTTGCTTGTTGAATAATCTGCATAACCGCCTTTGCTAGTCTTTGTAATGCTAAAGTCTAGACCACGATCATAACTTGTTGGAAGTTCTTCAATTTCAGTATCCATTAGAGCGGCCTTAATCACGTTAAAGATTTGAGGACCAATAATGAAACGACGAATTGGATTTTCTGGTGCATTGTCTTCGTTTAACGGATTGTCGTGAACAAAACCTTGGAACAAATAGCTACGCTTCTTCCAATACTTGCGACCTAGTTCTTCGAGGCTCTTGTCCTTAAACCACGGACGAACTTCTGTTAGAACTGGGCAAGTTTCTCCTTGCCACATTTCCATGCATGGTACTTGAACAGTTGTAGGTTTGCTATCAGCCTGTCCTTTAATGCCTGCAAATGGAAGCTTGATCATTGCACGTTCAACCCAAAAGAAATCATTCTTTGCGTTGCCGTCTGGGAGGAATCTTACTTTTGATGTGGAACCTTCTGGAATATCCCAATGGGGATAAATTGCGTTATCGCCTTTAAAGCCGCCTGATGCGCCGCGATTTTCGCCTTGCTGTAGTTTTGCACGAATTTCTGCTAATGATGCCATAATGTTTCTCCTTAATATATGCCTATGTTAGCCTAAGTGTTTGCCTTAGCACACACTGTATGAACAGTATATGCTAAGACTATTTATATATGCAAATAAATTATTGAAGTATTTTGATTATTTTATTTTTGAAAAATCAAGCTTTTGTCCAGGCATGACTTTATTAATATCTTTAATGCCGCTGGATTGAGCTATAGTTTTTAGATCTGCTGCTGTTGGGGCACGACCAAATTGTGACTTAAATGTATTCCATACATTACTGCCTGCACTTACTGTGCCTGACTTTGGTAGAGGAGGTGTAGTAGTCATACCACCGACTGTGCCAGCTCCTTGGCCTATCTTTGCTGCTTGAGCAGAAGGTGTTTTTGCAAGTGCTGTTGCTTGACCAAAGTTAGTAGTTGGTGTACCTTGACCGCCTGGCATAGTCTTTGGAGCAGCTTTTGGAAGTGATGGATTAAAAGTCATGCCACTCTTTGATGGAATGCTGCCTGTACGTTGTGCTGTAGCAGCAGCTTTCTCTTGGCTTACCATTGCATCCATGTCAGGCATTGCGCTTTGTGTTTTATCAAACTGAGGCATTGATGTTACTGGTTTAACTGTTGATGATCCAGTAGGATTTTGATTTTGCCCTGTTCCATAAAGCCATTGTTGCATACCTTTTGGTTGTGCAGGTGTTGAACCTGGAACTTTAAATGCAGTGGAAGTTTTTGTTGCGGGATTATTAATTACAGTTGAAGCAGGTGCTTCACTTAAATTTTGTTCTAAAAATTCTCTAACAGCGGCTTCATCAAACTTTCCTGCTGTAACCATCTTCTTCATCATAGCGGTAAGTTGTGCTGCTTTGCGTGGATCGCTTGCTGCGGCCTGCATAACTGTGTTACCAAGTCCACCAATTGTTTGCATTGTTTGACGAGGAGGCATTTTACCAGCAGCTTGCGCTGCCATGCCTTGTGCAATTTGCCCAGGTGGTGCTTTTATTCCTGCTGCTTGTGTGACGCGACTTACATTTTTTGCAGCTTGTTGTATCTTAGGATCACGCATAGCTTGACCAACGTTAACTGGTCCGCTTGTTCCTTGTGTTCCTACTGTACCTTGTGTACCTTGTGTGCCTGCTTCGTCTACGTCAGACTTTTTTTTTACACTGTTTTCTGGAACTAAATCGTCTGCCCAAGACTCATACGCTTCTGCTTCATGGAAGCCACCAGTACGCTTTTTCTTTGCGCCATAAATTTCTTTTGGATCAACACGAATCTCATCTGCGTAACTTGGATCAGCTGCCATTTTCTTTACATCATCCATGTACTTTTTAGCAAGCATCATGGCAGTTTGTTTGTCTGCTGGATCATACTCTCTATCTTGTACACGCTCAGCAGCATCACTTGCAAAGTTTGCGATTTCATCTGCATTGTCACCAATGGAACGACTAGCAATATCACTTAGGATAAAACTAAGCAAACCAGCACCGTCAGTAAACTTAGTACTACGGAACATTTGATCAGCAGCATCGTCCTTACGTAGAACAAGAGGAGTAGCCTTAACTAAATGTAGAATAGATTTATCTGCTTCTGCTAATTTTTTCATTTCTGCTTCCTTAATTGCTTTTATAACAGCAGGAAGCGTGTCTTCTAACTGTGTATCAAAAACTTGCTGTGTAAATCTTTCTTTTAATTGTTCTATTGTATCATCTTCTGAAAGTGTTTCGTCAGCTTTAAAGTTTTCAGCAAAACGAGAGTAGCCTTCTTTTACACTCATAGCACCAAGCTGCTTTTTCACACTGTGAAAACGCTCAACAACACTAGTACGAATGTTACCAGCATTCTCATCTTCCATGGCATGCTTCTTTGTACGACGAGCAAATTTACTAAGATCACGCATTTCTTTAATCATGCCAATAATATGCTTACCCATGTCATCATATGGATTACCGCCTTCGTTTACGTGACGAGCCATTGCTCTTGCACCGGTTAGATAATTGTAAGGGAACTTATAACGTTCACCGTCAGCACGCTCTAAATAGATGCTTTCAATATAACGGCTTCTTGCACCTGGGATTGTTTCATCAATTGACTTGCGATGATTAACAATCATCTTTACGTTTTCCATAGTTTGATAACTCTTACGACGACTACCAAACATTACACTTTCTGATACTGTCACTTCATGTTCCTTATAAGTTCCGTCTTGACGACTAATAAATTTAAAGTCTCTTGGTTCCAATTGATTTTTAGCAAGATCTCGTGCATCAAAACTCATTAAATTACGCTTTGCAAACATACGTAATTCTCGCAAAAAGCTATACCAAGCACTCTTATTTTCAATTCTATCAACTAAATCTGTGCCGTAGTATACTTTAAAGCTGCGATTGTTAATAATGCTGATAGAAACGTAACCTATTTCATTATCGTTATCTTTGTACATAAAATTAAATATTCGTGCTTCTGTTGGATCAGCAGTTTCGTCGGCAGCTTCGTCGCCCATGCTTACAGGACTAAAGCGACTACGCAGCTTTTGAAATAAATCTTCGCTGGTTTTATCAATTGGTTTCATAATGCTATTTAGTTAAATTATTACAAACGGCATGGGTTCAATGATGTCGTCAATTTCATCTTTTAGCTCGGCATGAACATCGCTATCGTATTGTTTTAATAAAATAGCCATACGTGCTACAAGAAGAGTAGCTGAAACTAAGTCATCTTTTTCACCTAATTTAGCTGCATACCCAGCGCCGGCACTAACAAATGTTTTTAGTTCGCTTATGAGGGGTTTGCTGTTTATCTTCATTTTACGTGTTTCAATCCAATGCTTTAATTTAGCACATGCTGCTAGCTTTTTACTGTTAGTGGTATTAAATCCTTTTCTAAAGGCACGACCTGTTCCTTTTGATGGTTCAGTCATAAAATACCCATTGATGTTTTCTTCACCAATTTCAGCAATTTGCTGCAATGCTGCTTCACCAAGTGTATTGTTTTCTACTGTGTAATAAACACTACTTGGGTCACCTGTCTTTTCAACTATGTATCTTGTAATTTCACGTAAAATAGCAACTTGTTGGATAATAGGAGTCTTGTTATGCATCCATTCTGCTACTTGCTTCAGTCCTTGCAAAGAGAATACTTGTATAGCTGCATTGTCGCCACCTGTGCCCAAGCTTGGGTCAAGCGCAACAAGATACATATTTCCTTGTTTAGGCAGCTCAAACCAACGAACTTGCCCTTGCTTCATTAATGTATCATATCCTTCCATCTCCGTAAGGAAAATTGGACTGATAAGTGTTTCGTCATAAATGATAAACTCGCAATTATGTTCGCGACGGAAACGTTCTTCACCTAATGCTGCACGTTCTTGATCTGCAAATTCTTTACCTCTTTCAGGATGTCTATCCCATGTTGCAAGATAACTTGCAAAACCATTGCGTCCTGTTTCTTTTTCGTTACCGTACTCATCAAGTTTTTTGTTTGCTTCTCTCCAAATTAATGAGAACTGATCATCGTCGCTGTTAGGGGTTGATGTAATAATCGCTTTACCACCAGTTGCTAGTGTAGGACTAATAGATGCCCAAAACTCTCTAGCAATTGTTGGTCTAACGAACGCAAACTCGTCGCAGTATAGTAATGAGATAGACATACCACGACCGGTTGTTTCTGTTGTAGTAGCACTAACAATACGACTGCCGTTATCAAAATCAATACTACCTTTGTTATAGCTAACAACACCGCAACGAATATGATCTGGAACAGCTTCATAAGCATAACGAATACGCTGCATGATTTCTTGTGCGCCTGTATATTTGTGTGCAGCGATGAGAATTGTACTATCAGGAACAAACATAGCATACCAAACAAGATACCCGGCTGCTGTTGTAGTTTTGCCCATCTGTCGCCCTAGCATGTTAATGCTAAAACGATAGGTATGATAGTTGTGTATCAAATCAACTTGATAATCAAACGGGATATATTTTATTTTGCCACGAGTTGGATGCTGTATGTAAAAAAAGTTACGCATAAAATACTCAGGACCGGTAACTGGGTCCATACATGCTGCAAATTCTGCTATCTGTTGATCTGTATAGGTGTGCTTTTTGTGTGCTTTTTTAATAAGCACGCCTTCTATTGGCCCAGCCATTAATTAAATTCCTTGGTTACGTTCTTAAAAATCATTTTCCCCCAAAAGTCGATGTGTGCCAAATATATAGTATGTATGCGAGCTTCCACATTTGTTTTCCAGTGGTCTAAAAATTGGTGCGCTCGTGGAAATTCTGGTTGATAATCTACAAATTGCCATGTAAACTCTTGCAGTAAGCTTTGGTAATCCGGAATATAATAATATATTTGGATTGTTGTCAGTCTTTCATCAAACGTTTGTTTGGTCATGTAAATATTTATTGGAGAACGTCGTGAGTGATTGCCTCATTTTAAATGCAGATTATAGACCTTTAAGTTACTTGCCTTTGAGCACTATTCCGTGGCAGCAAGCCGTGAAATTAAGCTTTATGGGACGAATTACTATTCTTGAAGAATATGATAATTGGCAAGTACATAGCCCCAGCATGACTATTAATGTTCCTGCTTTGGCTATTACTAAGGAATATATGAAGTATAAGAAAGGAGTTCGTTTCTCTCGTAAAAACTTATATTTACGTGATCTTTATCAATGTCAATATTGCGGCGATACTTTTGATGCAGGCGATTTAACTATTGACCACGTTGTTCCTGTAAGCAAGGGCGGTAAGACTGAGTGGACCAATTGTGTAGCTGCATGTGGAACTTGTAACTTTAAAAAAGGTAACAAGATGGTACAGCCTCGTCGTTTACCATTTAAACCTGAAGTATGGCACTTGATCAATAACAACATCGAGCACCTTAACTTTCATATTAAACATGAAAGCTGGCGCCCGTACATTGAGCAACTTAAATAGGTTTTTCACCTGTAAGATAAGGTCTAGAAAACCACAGTTTAAACCATTCATCTGTACCAGGTTCAATTTTATGCTCGCGCTGAAGTTGAGCCTTTTCTGTACCTGTAATTGATACGTTTATACCTTCGTAAGCAGTCCAATTTGGTGTATTACCAATACCTGCTAGTCGTTTAAGTTGATCTAAGTCGTCCATTTTTTAATTAAATTCTTAATAGTTTGAATAAAGCCTGGCTTTTCTTTTTTATCAATTATCTGACTTACATCAGATAAAAACTTATAAGCGCGAGTTATTAATCTTTTATACTCTTTTGGATTTTCAACTTCAACATTTGACAATCTATGTTGAGCAAGATTAGTTTTAATAGCCTTATACACATCACTTCTAGCTACAGTTTCATAATTAGTTGCTAAGTCCCAAAGTGCTTGACTAAAACGAGCATTGATTTCTGTTGGGTGCTTTAGATATGATTGAAAATCATCTGTTGGACGAACATACTTATCTAAGACTCTTCCACCACTTTTTAAATCATCTAGCGCATGTTGTAACTCATGTAATATTGTACTTGCTGGATTGCCTTTTTTCTCAAGAATGTAATCTAGATTTATATTAATTGAATGGTAAGGTGGAGGAAAATATGCGCCTCTTTCTCCATCAACGGTGTTTTTAGGCAAGTGAGTAACAAATTTTAGTGGTGTTTTTGTGCGCTCAGGCATAGGTTTAAACAGCAACCATTTTACAGTGTAGGTTTTAATATCTGGAATTTTTTTATTTAGGATTTGTTGAATATCTCTAATCTCTAGTTCTTCTGTATCGTGTTCATATTTGTTAGCATCACTTAACATCCAATTACTAATGTAGTGTGCGATTGCCATTAAATCTTTAGTTTCAGCAACATCTTCTTTTAATGTGATTTCATTAATAAGCACGACATTAAACTCCGTACTTGTTCTTTTTTACTTTAGCAACTGGACTTATTTTACTTGTATCATTTGGCTCTTTTGCTTCGCCGCTTGCCATCCACTTGCCTTTTTTACCCATAAGCTTTAGTGCGTGCTTAAGTTTCTTTTCATCTTCTAAAGTATAAGCTACTGCCGCGGGCTTATCGTTTAAGTGAGAATCAGACGAAGGAGCATCGGGGCTACATGCCGCAGCAATCATAAAACGATAAAATTCGTAATATTGATCAAGTTCTGGCATTACCATAATATTAGCTAAACGCTTTTCATCATATGGATGAATGCTGCTGCTTTCCTCTGTTATGAATTCTTTAGCTCTCATCTATATTACCATTTACGGCATGACCAGTAACGAGCTTTTGTTCTTGGACCTGGATTATCACAATTGTGCCTTGCACGGAAGTTCCTGCGAGCACCTGGATTGCTTTTCCTGATACGCATGGTAGGATCGCCAAAGTTAACTTTTTTTACATTGCCAGTGCTTGGATCTTTTACATATACTTTGAACTTCTTAACATCACCTTGCATTGGTTTGCCAAGTTGAACTTTGCGACCTTGGTATTCTGCTTCTTCAATTGATTCGCCGTAATCTTTTTCACCAAACTCTGCTTCGCTGTATCCTGCTTCATATGCAGCAATTTCTTCTGGATCAGTTAAAGCAACTTTTTGCATTTGACCTTTTACACCATCTGCACCAGTATATGGAACTACTTTATGTGGCTTAGATGCTCTTCCATAGTAAGCATCAGCAGCGCCGCGATCATATGGGCCGCCAGGAGAAGTATCGTGACCTTCTTCTTTTACAGTTTCTTTTGGATTCATACCTGAAAGACGACGAATATCGTTTAGTCCTTCTTCGTATTCGTAGTCACCTTCGTTTGGTTTTGGACCAAATAGTTTTTTATCTAACTTATCTGCTGCTGCTTTGATGCCTGTGCCAACTGCTGCTTTTGCTGCACCACGAGCTAACGCACCTGCGCCAGCTACCGCACCACGAGCTAATGCGCCACCAACAGCACCAATTAGAGGAGCAAGTTCATCAACTTGCTCTTCATCATTTTCGTCTTCGTCTTCTTCAAAAGTACAACCGCAATGTTCAAGCATCTTTATTGCTGTTTCATCTAGTGCAATTGTGATGCTACCTTCTGCATGTTCTAATACAGATGTTTCAATATTAGTAATGTCTCTAATACTAATATCAAATTCATCACCTGTTACAGGCTGAATAGCAGCTAATTCAGCCTCAGTTAAGTACTTTTTAAAACTCATTGAAATTATTCCTTAGATAGCGTTTCGAACATCTTCTTGAGCTTGCCTTCCATAGCAGCAACCATTGGATTATCTGCTCCAGCAGCAGCACGCCACGCATCTTTCTCATGATGCATGTCATTACCTGACGGAGTTGCAGCACTCATGTCAGCAATTTGCTCATCTGGAGTATTATCATATGAAGGATCTCTATCAGCTTCTGCCATACCACAACCGCCTACTACAACATCTGGAGTAGTGTGTGGAGCTGGTTGACCAGCTAGCTTTAGCATATCAAGCAGAGCCATTGCTTCTGTGCCATCAGCTTGTATAGCAATTGCTTCGTCTACTTTTTTCTTATCGTCTTTGTCATCGTCTTTTTCTTTAGCAGCTTTTGACATAGGTTCTTTCTTATCGCCATCTTTATCTAGATCGAGAAAGTCTGGTTTTGCTTCGTCAACTTGTGAAAGTTGATCCATTTTTTCTATTAATGATTTCATGTCCATTTAAATTTTTCCTTAAGCCTGTGTATTTCCGCCAGCAGTTGAACAGAATGCGTTGCTGCTTACTCGATCATAATAATATCTATTAGCAAATGAATCCCAATGCTTATAATATCTAATGCTAGTAATTGCTGGAGCATTTGGTGGATCAAATACATATGTACAAGTATTACCAACTTTAGTCATATATTCATAGTTTGCTTCTGTTTCATAAATTCTATCACTGTGATAGTTACTTCCGCCTGGGCATACAACAATTGGTCTGCTTGGTGGTGTGCTAGGTATTATAACTATTGGATTAGAAATATCTGGAACGCTTGCACTTACTCTATTAATAATACTTGCAATCTTATCGCAATTTTGTTGGATTAGTCCTCTAGTTAATTTCTTACCTGCTCTAATTTCTTTCTTTAGTGCATTTGCATAAGAAATAGCATCATTGATTGGAGTTGAATCGTTCATAATAGCAACACCGCCGCCTGATCGATACATTGGAACTTTAATAGACTTAATGTTATTAAGTTCACTAATCATGTTGTCAATTTCAGCTTCCCATGCAGTTTCGTCTGCTTTAGTAACACGATAATTTGCGCCTTTATTCAACATTGTTCCACAAACACTGCTACGAATAATTTCAGCATTCATTGCACGATCATGTACATAGCTTCCGCCTGGGTAAGGCAATATTGAAATTGGTTGATAGTAAGTACCGTCACCTACTGGAAGACCTGGAACACTAGTCTGTCTAATACCAATCGATCCGTTAGATCCAATAGACACTTGGCCGCTGCTACCTGGACTTGGATTTACAACTACAGTAGTTGTGTTACCATTAAATGTTGTAGTTACACTTACTGGCTTGCCTGGCTTACCAGCAGTTACAACCGGCTGAGGTGCTTGAACTACTTTCTTTTTCTTATTGTTTGATCCGCCGTTGTGTACACGTAAATCATTTGCAATAAGAGCATGTGTTTCATCAACAGTTACATCGTATACTTTAAACTTTCCGCCACGCACACGGCGTACTTGTATGTCTTGACGATCACCAGCAAAGTTCATAACTTGCTTTGTATCAAATCCAGCTGACCAGTTTGCTCCAGGGGTAAAGAACAATTGATCTTTGGCAACTATTGTTACTTTGCCATTAGCATGAATTTCAATACAATCTCTGTGTAATGTTGAAAATGTATTAACTACTTTACGTGGCTCAAGTTCGCCGTTTTCTGTAGCTGGATTAAAACTCATAACCCAATCGCCTTGCTTTACTTTTTCAATTGCTTTCCAACTACCGTCTGCCATTAGCACAGGTGTGCCTTCAACAAATCCAACTATTTGTGCGTTATGTAACATCTTTGTTTTCCCCTACTTTAACTTTAATACCATACTTAGGCCACCTTGGCCTACGATTGGCTTATGTACTCTCAAATCTTCTGCCCTTACAGTTGCAGCATTAGTTTTAGCACCACTGGTGCCATTAGCTTTGCCGCCACCTGAACTAGGCTTTCTACGTATATTTATAATTTCAATGCCCAATATACTACTCCAGTTTATACTTCATAAATGTTTCTAGCTGGTGCAGATGATTGATATTTGCCTCTAATCTTGCGGTTTGCTTTTTTCTTTGCAGTAGTATACTTGCCATTGCCTTCTTTTGTTGGCTTTGTATAAGTTTTTCTAGTGTAAGATCTATCATTTCTTGCGCTAGACTCTTGTCCATTAACAGATACAGAAAGACCGCCACGGCCGTCGTTTACTACTTCTGCACCTAATTTTCCTAGACTGAGTAAAACATTTGCTTCAATTAATGCTAGATATACTGTTGCAATTTTTTTACCTTCGGCAGTAACTACAGTTTCTTCAAATGGATCTCTTAGGTCTACTGCTGTTGACATTATTTGTGTTGCAATCTGAATAAGTTCAGTTTTATCATATACGTTCATTTCTGATGCATATAATGCCGTAGCATAGCTATTTGTAAAGCTGTATATAGCATCAACCCCAGCTTGTACAGTTATTTTAGCTGTTGTTAGCTGTGCTGGAGTAAATGCATCAATTAGTCCTTGCAATACATCAACATTGTTGTCAACGGTTTCCATCAATTTAATAGCAACTGAGGAGCCACTTGGCTTTGTTGGTGCTGGTTCGTCTTTAGACTTATTTGATTTCTTTTTATATCCGTTCTTGCCGTTGTTAACTTTTTGATTTGAATTACCAACACCGTTATTTTGTCCGCCGGCGCCGCCACCAGCTCGACCTGTACTGCCATTGCCTTTGTCGGCTCCGCCAGTGCCGCGGCCTTGCGAGTTGTTTGCAGATTGTGCTGATGTCTTGCCAGCATTTGAATTTTGTGTTTTAGAGTCTTTTGTTGTATTAGTTCCTTTAGTATTTTTTGGGTTTGCTGATGGTTTTGTATCTGTCTGCTTTCCCCCAACTGCGCCAGTACCACTACCAAATCCTCTTTGGGCGGCAGATTGACCTGCCGCCCTTGTTGCTTGACTTGTACTGATAGCTTTGTTTCCTCCTGCTACATCAACGTTATGCACTCTAATACCATTAGCAATCAAACTGTGGTTTTCATCAACAGTAATATCATAAACTCTGTGCTTACCTTTGCGGTTTTGACTAACAGTATATTTTACTGGAGTACCTTCAAGATCAACAACTAAAGAATGATTATAAACTTCTTTCCAATCGTTGTGTGGACCAATAAACATTTGATCCTTAGCAACTTTTAAAATATTTTCACCAACTTTTACTTCAAGTATATCATTATCAATTCTACTAAAAGTATTAGTTACACGCATTGATTCAAGAGGAGCAGTAGAATCAAATTCATCAAAGCTTAATACCATATCACCTGTTTTGATTTGCTCAATTGGCTTTTGCGAACCATCAGCCATTAATACTAGCGTGCCTTCAACAAATCCGCGATTTTTTGAATTGATTTTCATATTACTTTCCCTTACGACCGCTTATTGGACTTACTGTGCCTTGAGGTAAATCATTAGTTGACTGACCTTTTGGTGAATTGCCACCTGCTATTTTAAATGCAGGCTTGCGCTTTTGATCCTTAAGGAATTTTTGAGTAAACTTATCACCTGCAGGAAGATTCTTATCACTCTTTGGATAAGGGCTAGTCAATAATACTTCGTATTCTTCTTCTGCATCCTCAGCATGTGCTTCTAATTCAGCTTGGTTTGGATCGTCACTGTTATATACTTTAATATACTCTGGATTTACAGTGCAGTATTCTGCCATTCTTGCAATAATTTCTTGTGGAGTTGCTGGATAATCAAGTGTCATATCCATTATGCTAACTTCAATTTCTTTTAGATTAGTAAAGTCTGCTGGATGCTTCTGGATTGGAGTTACTTTTGGTTTATTAATACTTTGTAAACCCCACTTTTCCATTGCTGCTTCAAGTCTATCAACTTGGTCGTCACTCAAAGTGCCAGCTACTTTGATACGGAAATTATATTGTTTTGTAGATTCTGTTAAGAATTCAGTAAAGCTCTTCATTGCTAAGATACCTCTCGATGATATATTTAGCAATTTTACTATATGATGCTTTGATTAAATCTCGTTTTACCGTTAGCGTAATTACGCTTATACCGTATTATTTTGCCCTTATAACCAAGTTTTGATAAATGTTCCTCAAGCTTAGTTGTTATTGCTCTTCCGTGTCCCCACGGTGTTAAAGCATCAATTATCCAAATATTTTCGCCTGAATTCCATTCGTCAAACTTAATAATTTGTCCATATTTTAACCAAGAACGTTCAGCATTTTTACCAAGTTTAGCATAGGTAATAAACCCTTTTAAGCTGTTACTGTCGTATAAACTAATTTGCTGATCTAGTAATAGAGGAAAAACAAAAAAACTTTCAATTTCATTGATACCATAATGATTATAGTTATTTTTACATACTGGTAAAATAGAAACTATATCAGTTAAAAGTAAACTTTGATCATTGTTTAGCTTATGCTTTTTAATTAACAGATCAACAAATTTAAGTTGATTTACTTTGCTACTTGTTATTAGCATCAGTTGCCTTTAATAATTTTTAGCAATTCATTTCTGTCTAAAATCCTACCAGTGCCTTCAACTTCTGTTTCTTCGTTGTTGCCTGTGTCTTGAGCAATTTGATGATCGAGCCTACGCTTTTTAAGTTCAAGGTCAAGTAGCTTAAGTTTTTTATCTATCTTACTTGATTTAGCAGTAACCGCATGTCCCATTAATTTTGTGGCTGCTTCAAATATAGGAGCAGCAGCTCTTGCATCAACGTTCATACCTAGGTCCATTAAATCTTTAAATGTTTCCATTGCTTTGTCTGCAATGTCGTCCATCTCTTTATCACTGCTACTTAAATCAACAACGCTTTTCATTTTGTCATCAATTTCTTCAAGTTCTTTTAAACTTTCTGCAAGTTCAGCTTGTGATAATTCTTCTGATTCAACAGGGGGTAAATTAAAAAAATTTTCTAAATTCTTTGTCATAACAATACTTAGCGACGTTTACTAGTACCTTTAGTATTTTTAAATATGTCTGATTCAGATATAACTTTAAATGTAATACCTGCACGTTTTGCCCATGCATTTGCTGCTTGCCATTTTGCCATGTTAACTGCTACTGCGGCAACATTTTGTTTGTTCTTTCCTGCAGACTCTAATGTAGTTTGACTGCTAGGTTTAATCTCGACAAGTTCAGTTCGTTGATTGCCATCTTTGTCTTGATAGACAACTAAAAAGTCTGGCACATAAACACTTTGCTTTCCAGTTAAAGGATTGCGATACGGTATCTTAATAGCTTCGCTTGCCCAGTTAATAATGTTAGGGTGGTTGTCACAAAATTGCATAAATGCAAATTCCCAACTTGATCTGTAAGTTGGGGTTTTAGTACCTGCATACTTTTCGGTATTTTTAATTGTATACCTACCTTGCAACCATTTTTTATTAGACATTATTTTCCAATGTTCCTAACAATGTTTGGGTTTGCTTCTGGTGCTATAGCATATCCAAGTTTACTTGTTGTTCTGCGATCGCTATTAAGCAAAGCTAATAAAGCTGCCTTAAAGCTGTCGTTATCATTATAACGTTTAAATTCCTCAATAAAACTTATTGGATTAATTCCACGATTCTGTGAGATTGTCATAATGCTTGCAGTCAATGCTTCTGCTGCAACACGATTACCGCTTGTCTTTTTTAAAAAGAAAGTTAATACAGCATCATATTGTTGACCGCTTACAGGTAGTGTAGTTTGATAATAACCTGAAAAATATGCACTAGTGTTATTATCATCTGTTATCTTTGGTAAATTAGACATATGGAGGCAACCTTGTTCTGCGATCAGTAGTTGGCAATGGTGGATATGATTGTATAAAGTTTTGCTTCTCTGTATCAGTTAATCCTGATGGAACAATTGCATTTACAACTAAGCTAGATAAATCATTTGTAACAGTTGTTTGTAATCCGTTTGAGCTTGGTGCTTGACTGTTAATTTGTGTACCGTTGCTAGTAACAACACCAACAGTTGCTATTCTACCTTGAGTTAAAAATTTATTTCGTCCTGTTAAATCAACTAAACTTGATACATTTTTAATTTCACTTGCAGTTGGAAAACTAAATCTTCTTAAATTTTGTACGCTATTTGCTGCTACTGCTCTAACAGCAGCAACTTGATCAGGACTTATTCTAACTGGTAAAGTTTTAATTTCATTTTGATATGGCTGAATAACTTTTTGTGGTGCTGCTTTTGCAATTGCAGTTTCAATTTGTTCTACAACTGTACCAGCTGGGTTTGCTTTTGCTGGACCTAATGTACTAAACTTTTTATCGTAGTATGGATCACCTTTTTTACCAAAACCAGGAATTTCTTCTGTATTTCCTTCGTAATATAAAACAGTTTCATAATCTAAACGAAGTTGCACTTCCATTGTTTTTGATCCTTCGCTATAGTCATAACGATCAAAATCAAAACTAGTAATTAATGGATTGATCAAACTATACTTTGTATATTTGTGATTGCCCATACTGTAAATATCAACACTTTTAATAAATTTTACAGTTTGATTATTATCTAAACCATAACGATTAAATGGTCTATTTTCTAAATAAGTGTCATCCATTGCCCATGCTTCAGGTGTTACGCCGGCATCAGCAAAATAGTAACTATTATAAGCAACCCACATGTCGCGAATGGTATTCTTTACATCATCATGAAATGTTAAATTGACTGATTCGTATTTTAACTTTTTAGGTAAAACTTCTTTTTTATTGTATTTGTTTAATTCTTCAAACTCAATGTTAAATTTTGGTAGATCAGCATTTTTACACAATACTGATATTGTTTTACTTTTTTCGCCGTTTTGACTTTGCCCTGGTGGATTAAAAACTATTCTTACAAAGAATAAAAATCCAAACTTAGGCAACATTACATAGCCAGCTTCATTTAAGAAGATCCACGAAGCGTGAGTATAATCTCTTAATTTAAAAATATCTGCATTGCCACCATTTGGATTACTGGTAGTAGATCTAGATGCTGGTGATGGATTTTTAGCCAAATCAATTTCCTAAAGTTACTAATTTATTTATAGTCAACAAAAAAGCCCAGCTTTTGAAACTGGGCTTCTTTTGGAGATATAAAGTACTATTAACCTGTAGCAGTTGCGCCTTGACGACGTTCGATTGCAGCACCAACACCAGAACCTTGTGGGGTCTGTAGTGCATTGTCATATCTTAGTGTCATGTTAATTTCAACTGCACCGCTGTCGCTGTAGTTTAACTCGTTGTAGTTTACGCTCTGTAGATAACATCCGTATAGTTCCCATGTTTCAAGAACAATTGGAGTATCTGCGCCGTTGCCGCCGTCGAGCATTTCAATCTTAGTAGTGAACTTGTAAACAATACCAGCCTGTGCTGAGCTCTGCTCGAAGAAGTCAAACTGACGTTGTAACTGCTCGCCTACCATTCTTGAAACAGTTCCAAGAGCATCGTCTCTAATAACAATACTAATGTCGCTCCAACTTGGTTTACCAGCAAGTTTAATCTTACTGTTGTAAACATCGAGTGTTACTTCATCAAAGCTTACTTCAGGTCTTGCAGCACTTACAACTTGTTTTGTAAGTTCTGTTCTTTCAGCAGTTACGCCAAAATTTTCAAATATCACTCTAAAGCGATACTTAAGCTTTGGCATTAGTAGGCCTTGGCTTTGTGCGCTTTGGTCACTTGCCAGTGGCACTGTAAATCTTGTTAAGCTAGCTACGGCCATCGTTATCTCCTATTACCTAAATATTTATGCATTTGATTTACCTTTATACTGCCCTACTTGTAGCAATGTTACCGCTAGCAATTTCACCAGTGTTCTTAATACGTATTGGAATGTAGATGAATTCAATTGCCTTGACAGGTTCAATTGCGATATCAATGTACAATTCGTTGCGATCAATTCTGTCTGGAGTATTGTTTGATTCATCACACACTACTAGATAATCGTAAAGAGCACGCTTTGCAATCAAATCGTTACAGAAGCTATCTACTACACCTTTAATTTCATCTCTAGTAATTTTATCGTTTGGTTCAAACAAGAATGGCTTAACAATCTTATCAAGTTGTGTTCTCATGTAAACAATCAAACGTGCTACGTTAATACGATCAAGTGCTGAGAAATTGCTTGAACGTGTCTTCTGACCGTCAGCAATAATACCGGACACCGGAGTAAATGTTAGAGGGTTAACGTTGTTCTCATAAAGAATATCACGTACACCTTGACGTACACCAACACTTACAAACTCACCTTCACTGTTGAGGTAACCAAGTCTTGTTACGTTATCGAGAACACCACGGCGTGTACCTGCTGGAGCAAACCAAGGATAAGCAGCTTGATCACTGCGTATAATCATACGCAATACTGCGAAGCTTGGAGGCATAGCAACCAAGTTACCTGCAAGATCTGCACCTAGTACGCTTGGATACCAAACGCCTAAATATGGATCTCTAGTTACTAAGCTGTTCTCAGTTTCAACACCTTCTAAGTTACTATTCTGCAACCAACGTGTAAGTGTAGTACCTTCTGTTGGAATACGGAATGGACTGTCACCTACTACGAATGCAGTTTGCTTACGATCATTGTTTAACTGAATCATATTTGGAATTAGCTCAGGATATCCAGGAGCAGCCATTAAGTTAAACTCACGCATTTCTTCACGTATCTCTGTATTTGTGTCAATTGCGCTACGCATTGCTTGTACAATTACATTACGTTGAGCCTTACGGCCAAAGTAAGCATGACCATTTTCTCTGCTGCCGCTAATGCTTACCCATTGGTTAGTTTCTGTTGGAAGAACTTCGCCAGGGAATGAATCAGCGTTATAGTAGTTACGACGGAATTCTTTAACGTTAAAGCTTGAACGTCGTGTGTTGAATAACAACATGCCGCGTGGATAAAGCAATGGATCTGGAGCATCGAGATCCAAATAGTTATTTGTTAAGAGTTCCTTAATTTCAGGAACTACATCATTAACTACGTCACTTGTTGAATCGCCCATAAATCTTGCATCAGCAAAAAGAATACCGTTTTCTGTAGTTTGATCAGTGTTGTCAATTTCTACCCACTTCTGTTCGCCGTTAACAATGCTCCAACGATAAAGTCTTGGATAAACTTCTAAATCGTCAGTGTTAATCCAAATGTCACCGTATTCTAAGTTTGATCCGTCGCTCTGTGCAGTTGGCTCTGTTACTGAGAATATTGGTCCTACAGCGTTGGTGTTAGTTAAGTTAAATCCGCGAGCATCAATTGATACGTTACGGTAACCTTTCCAAGTTGATCCGTCATGTATCATGATGTCAGCTTCACCAACTTCACCCCAATACCACTTTGTCTTGTCTGCTGGATCACGACCAGGCGCAGTTGTACTAGCAGTATATTCTTCTGCTATCCAGTTGCTAACAATAATTGCAGCAGTTTGTTCTTGGAAAATTAAGGAACCTTCGCTAGTTACGTTATCAGCAGCACGACAGAAATCAGTTGTTTCAGTAATACCAACATCATCAAGTGGTGTGCCAGTTACGTTTGCAAGAACAAGTACGCCGCCAGCTGTGTGTATAAGTGATACACTACCGTCTGGATTGACTTGTGCGCTTACGTAATCAAGACCAGCAGCAAGAACATCTTCAACAAAATCTTCTGCTGTTTCGCCTGTCATTTCAATAGTTGTTGAAGCTGTTAAGTTTTCGCTGTTTGGAACACTATAAGAAATTCCTAATTCATCACCAATTGTAACACTTGGATTTGTTTCATCGCCTGTTACGATAGTAACGCCGTTTCTTGCACGAACGAATAACTTGTATGTTACATAATTTTGACCTGTTACATCGTACTGTACATAAACAGTTCCAACTGGAATACCTGAACCGCCACGTAGTGGATCAAAGTACTTGTTAGCAGCCCAATCACTTGCTTCTAACTGAACTGGGAGTAATTGCCAAGTTTCAGTAAGTGCGTTATAACGCTTAACAGCAATACTTGTTCCAAAGTTTGGAGCAGTAGTCTTAACCCAAACAGAACCTGCTGGGCGCGGAGTTGTATCGTTTGCCTTCCATTGCGGAACATTAGTATGCTTGCTCATCTGTACTGTTGGCACAGCATAACTACCTGCTGTGATACCTAGTGCAACTAAGCTTTCCCCGGCATCGTCAGCTATTTCAACAATGCCGTCAACTGTGCTACCATCGCTTGAAGCATCGCTTGTAGCAAAGATATAAAGCTTACCAGCAATCTTCTGAGCGCGGATACCTGTAATAGCAGCACCGTTAATGTCGTCGACTAAATCATCAACTGTGTCACCTGTTAGTGTAACAATTGTACCGTTAATGCTAATTGTATCAGCAATTTGCAAATCAGTTGGACTAGCTTCTGTGCCGGCAACTGTTGGAATTAAATCTCTCCAATCGTCGCTACCTACAAGTGCCCATACTAGTGTACCACTTGCATCTTTACCTTTGTAAAATAGTGGGTTTGCATCGTTAGTAGTTACAATTGCATAGTCACCAATGTTACCAATTGTATTTTTTGGAGCACCGCCACTTAGATCGTCTGTGTTTGTGATTACAATTGGAACTACAGTATCAAAATATTGTTCTGTAGCGTCCCACTGGAATATACCCCAACGAGTTGGAGTTAAGTCTAACCAGTAAGTTAGATCTGCGGGAGCAGCAAGCGGTCTATCACCTAGACTTGCTAGTTCTGCTAAATCAACATCTGCACGAATTACATAACAACGACTTGTTACCCCAAGCAAACTATACGCAGATAAAAGTCCATATTCATTTAGTTCGTAACCATGAATTGGAACATTGTTAGTGTTATTATAAAATAATGGGCTACCAAAGAATGATAAAACATCTCTCTGACTTGTTAGTACATAGAGTTGATTTGCATTTTCTGGAGCAGTTGCTTCAGCAATACTGCCACTTGGGCTTTGCTTATTTTGGGCTGTTGCAACAAACAATAGGGGAATTGTGCCTACTGCTGTTGGTGCATATTGACTTTCGTCAATTACTTGGATTTCTACGCCTGGAGAAACTAATGCCATTGGTCGGTGTTCCTTCTTTACTAAGGATATTTAGCACCTAAATGGAAAAAACACCTGATAATTGCGAACCTTTAAGAACCTTTAATCTTAAATAGTATTAATGCGACCAAAGTGTAACAAATGTAAGAAGAAACCAGCAGCCGTAAACTACATTCGCAATGATAAAGTTCATTATCGTAAGCTATGCCGTATATGCATTATTGAAAATAAAAAACAAAAAGAATTGCCAACACAACTATTATCAAAAAGCGGCTATATTAAAAAGAAAAACTGCGATAGATGCAACTTTATTAGTAAGCATCATTCGCAGTTAAAAATAGTTTATTTAGATGGCAATAAGTTAAATGTTAGTCGCAGCAATCTGCGTACATATTGTTTAAATTGTTTGGCAGAAATATCTGCCATGCCACAAAATAAAAAGTCTGATTTAGTTCCCGATTACTGAGTCTACACTATGTTTTAAGCGTTCAACTGTAGTATTGTTTTGAAATACTGCATCAAATTCTGTTCCTACCCAACTGTACTCACTTGCATGTACACTAGGCCATTTACTTGCCATATATCCATCAGGCCATGCACCAGCTACATTTTTATTTTTGTATTGCCAATCTTTAAAATCTTCATACCACTCTGGTACAGGCCCGCGCTGCACATTCCATATAACGCCGCCCATTTCTTTAATAGCTTTTATTTCATTTGGGAATCGAGTATCAGGAATAACAACATTTTGTTTTCCTTCAATACGTTTCATACCTGCAAGCACCCAGATGTCTTGATGAAGCGTGTTACGCATTACTTCAGTACCAATAAATTGTAAAACCCAGCGTGGGCTTACAAGATCGTATTTGTTTAGTTTTTTATCCCACCAAGGATCAACTTGTTCACGCTTTTCGCGCTGCTCGATCGTAACACCTTCGAGCATATCTCTGTCCCATCCAAACAGTGTAGCAGTGATATCTTTTAGCGGAGTTGCCCAGCTATAACGTTCATAACCGTATTTTTCAACAAGATGACCGGCGATAGTATCCTTGCCAGATCCAATTAAACCTGTAATTCCAATGATCATTTTTGTATTTTAATAAATTACTTGTTATTAGCCAATAATAAAACCAAGAGGTTCACCACCATCTACATAATTCTTTAAGTCTTCTTCGAGCTTTTCAAGCATAGCTTGTGCTTCTTGTTTTAAGCTTGATCCGTTTAGTGTAGTGCCACCTTGAGGACCAGCAATTGTGCCAAACTTTTCGTAAGCCTGTCCTAACATCATTTTACAAGTTGCTAAAGTAAAATCTTTAATCCATGGATAAGCCATGTAGTCCGATAGTAGTGTTACATCAGGTTTATAATTGTAAGTGTGTAGCATAACAGTTTCGTCGCTGTTACGTGGACGACGGAATATGTGTAGTTCTCTATTAACTTTATTAAACTTAAAATTAATATAACCACCAAACATTCTCATGCTTAGTTCTTGAAACTGACTAAACAATTCATAATTTAAATATCCGCCAACACGACCTGATTGCAGCAAATATAGATTTAAGAATCCTGCTTCAAAAGGTTCAAATTGGGTTGCACCAGTTGATGTAGTTGAGCCAATACTACGACGATAAACTTGCTTTACACTAATAACTTCTGATGGCAAAGTATAGGTATCAGTATCAATAAGAAGTGGAAGAAAAGCAAAACTTTCTTCCACACTGTTTGCACTGCGCTGCCTGTATTTTAGTAGAGCTTGTTTTAGAGCGGTTTCATAATGAGCCGGATCTAATTCTACGTCTACCATACCGTCAGCTAAGGAAAAACGTACATAATCAAATGTTTCTTGCTTTAATTCTGGAAGTGTTGCCATACTATTATTTATAGTTTGGCAATGTTTCTACCAATGATATAACCGCCAATACCGGCAACGATAACTCCAGTTGGACTGTTTGGAAAAAGCGATCCAACTGCTACCAGCATGACTATTACTAAATCAGTAGCTATCCAACTAGCAAATCCTGAATCATATCCTGGGTAAAAAACCCAGATAACTGTTGCAATTATATAAGTTGCTACTAGTCCTCTAAATCCTGATTTAGCAATAATAATTACATGCGCTAAAAGGATTAATCCTAGAATAATCAAACCAGTCATTTTGGTAACTCCTAGAACTTACTTGTCCGCTCGAACAATAATAGTTTGATCATTGGTACGACCGTTGAGCTTTACCTCAGTTGCTTTGATCTTGTCTAGGAAGGTGCGAAGCTGAACTTTGCCACTGTCCATAAACTCCTTGAGCTGTTCTTTAGGCTTGCGAAGAGTTTTAGCAACACTGAGCTTAGGATCCCAACCAAGAATAGTGCTGCCCTTAACAGTCATGCTCTTGTCTTGCTCACTTGCAACATAACGTCCAAGCTTACGGGTCTTGGTGTTATACACCCAAACAACTGTTGCGTTAACAATTTCTTTTGGATGAACGCTAGTTACACCAACATCAGGCGCATCTTTTTGATACTTCATTTTACGTGCAAGCTTCTCAGGCGGCTGAGCCTTACGCATACGTGGTTTACGTGCAGCAACCTTTACACGCTTGTAGCCATCAAGATCAGTAATAACATCGTTATACCACTTGATCCAAACGTCAACGTCTTTCTTCTTAAGATGTGCAAATCCTTCCTTAAGCTGTGCGTCCTTGCCTTCTTTAACTTCCATCATAAACGCAAGACGTTCTGCATAAAAGTCAATCATAGCAGGAATAATCTGCTGCGGAATATTCTTCTGACGCAGCCAAGTCATGATGTTAACGTTTGGCATTTTACGGGTACGGATAAAATCGTCTTCGATGCACTCCAAATCGCCAATTGTTTCTTCTCGGATTTCCTGCAAGCGGTCTTGAATATTAATGACCTTCTTTGGCTCTTCTTTAGGAGCTTCCGGATCAGCTTCTCCTGCACCAATTTCAAGTGCCTTTGCAACTTGCTTATCAGCCCATGCCTTACTGCCTTCAGGCCACTTTGCACCATCTAAGATCATCTTACAAATAGCACCAAGGTGAGGACTGATAAGACTGTCCTTGACCTTGCTAAAATCTTTGTGCTGCTTTTTTGTCCAATCCTTGCCGTAGAGTTCGACAACAAAAGGACGAAGCTCCTTGGCATCGTGATGATAGTAATAAAAGTATTTGCCAGACTGCCAACGCCTAACAAGCTGCTCTGGTGTTAGCTTATCAACATCATGCCACTCAGGCATTGGACCAGTAGCCTTAATATCCATTTCACTGTACTTGCCCTTCAAGCGCCTTGCTTTTGGACGAGATGCAGCCTGTGCAGCAATCTTGTCAGTTTTGGTAGCTTTTGCAGCTTTAGCCATTATTAGATTCCTTGTGTTTTTGCTTACGAGTGTAGGCTTTACGGTTACGGACTACCTGTTTACGAAACTTAGATGTCCACAATGCCTTAGCAATATGATTACGCGGCGTTGCCATTTTTAACCTCTTGATATGCTATATAAAAGCAATTTATCCCAATTAAAGCAAATACATAGCTAACCCCAAGACCCGTAATAAAAGAACCCGTAGTAAGTATTAGCAATGTATTTGTCACTGTTTTCATATTGCTATATTAGCACAAAACCAGTTTGGGTCAACCGTTATTTTTTCTGTACATTTTCAATGACTTAGCGATAAGATGAGAATATGTTAATAAAAACATAGACTTAGCACTATCAGTCCAAAAGTCAATTTCAACAGGATTTCCAAAATATGACTGACGCCACGTCCAACCATGTTCTCGCTTTAAACGCCAAGAAAGAGAGCCCGATACTCCATTCTTTTCAATGATATCTTGTCGTACTTTTTCCCAGTCTTCAAATAAGAGTTTTATTGGGGTAAATGCGTTTAACATGCTTTCATGTTACTAGATTATTAGTATGCGTCAACCTATAAATATATAGAATAAAGGAATGTAGCAGTGCCAAGACTAAGTTTATGGAAAGAGGGAGCGCATACAAACGATTATCGTTTTTTTGATGGTCGTATTCGCGAACAATTTACTGTTGGTGGAACCACTATTAATATACACAAATATATTGGCCCAAAAGAATCAGAAACTTCTGGCACAGATGCAACTAAGCCCAATTATAATATTTGGAATGAATTAACTATTGAAGATTTGCTTTGGGGTGAAAACACTAATCGTAACTACGAGGATGATATCTATCCCTTACGTGGAATTTATACCTTAAGTGATATAGACTTTGACCTTAGTCAATTTGGATTATTTTTACAAAACGATACACTGTTTATAACATTCCACTTAAACGACATGATTGAACGTATTGGTCGTAAAATTATGTCTGGTGATGTGTTAGAAATAATGCATCAAAGAGATTATAATCCAATGGATTTAGCTAATCCAACATATCTTAGAAAATTTTATGTTGTTCAAGATGCATCAAGAGCAAGTGAAGGCTACAGTCCAACTTGGTGGCCGCATCTTTGGCGTGTTAAAGCAACACCAATGCCTGCAGGACAAGAATACGAAGATATTCTTAATCCTGATACCGACGGTGATGGAATTGGGGATACTCCAGGCGGTGGCCCAGCTACAACATACGATAAAGAAATTCTAATTAATGATGCAATTGTTGATCAAGCATTAAATGAAGTTCCAAAATCTGGTTACGACACTGACAAGTATTATACTGTACCAACTAACCCCGATGGCAGTTCTCGAGGTGATTGGTTTGTTACTGCTGATGCAGTGAATGTATTTGCAGACAATACTAACTACACTGTAGATTTTGAAGCATTAAGTCCAACTAAATCAGGCTACACAGGTTGGTTGCTAGGTGACGGTCTTGCACCAAATGGCTTTCCTGTTACTGCTTCTACAATATTTCCTAACAATGCAGCAGAAGGACAATTTGTATTGCGTACAGATTATTTCCCAAATCGTTTATTTAGATTTAATGGCCGCAAATGGGTTAAAGTTGAAGACAGTGTTCGAACACCACAAATACCAGATATTTCTAAAAATCAAAAGAGTTCGTTTGTTAACAATACAGCAAGCACAAGACTTAGTGACGGAACTGTTTTAGAACAGCGTCAAACATTGAGCCAAGCACTAGCACCAAAGGCAGATAATTAATGAGTTTATTTTTTTACGACAAGCAAGTAAGACGTTGGATACAACAAATCATTGCTGTGTTCAGTCACTTTGAAGTACAAATAGGAGTTGATCCAACCGGTTCGCCAACTTATCGCCGTGTGCCTGTACGTTATGGAGACATCTCACGTATGGCTGCTGCAATTATCAAAGAGAACAGTGAAAATAAAATGAACACTGTTCCTATCATGACTGTTAGTATCAGTAGTTTAAAATACGATAAAGATCGTATTCAAAATCCTACTCACGTAGATAAGATGCATATACGTGAACGCAAGTATAACGAAGAAACAAATACCTACAGTATCTATCAAGGCAATGCTGTAACTGTTGAACGTATCATGCCAGTGCCATATGAAATGACTTTTAACTTAGACATATGGACCAGTAACACTGAACAAAAGCTACAACTACTTGAACAAATCCTTCCGTTGTTTAATCCTGATCTTGAATTGCAATCAACTGATAACTTTGTTGATTGGACAAGTTTAAGTCATATTATTTTAGATGACATTACATGGACCGGTAGAACAATTCCACAAGGCACAGAAGATACTATAGATGTTGCTACACTAACATTTAAATTACCTATGTGGATGAGTTTACCAGCTAAAGTTAAAAAGCTCGGTGTAATTCAAACTATTGTTGCAAGTTTGTATGATGCAAATGGCGATGTTAATGAAGATGTAATAAGCACTGCTAACTTATTACAAAATAGAATGTATATTACACCAACTGGTTATAACTTATTATTGTTAAATGGTCAAGCAACGTTGACACCGGCCATGGGTCCTTTAAATCGAACAACTGAACCAGAGTCTAATCCAAACGCACCTATTGAATGGCAACCTCTAGTTAACTTATATGGACAACTAATTAATGGCACTAGTCAACTTAGACTACGCAAAGATAATCCAGATACAATAAGTGAAATAGTTGGCACAGTTGCATATCATCCAGGCGATCCTTCTACACTGTTGTTTAGTGTAGACATCGATACAATTCCATCAAATAGTTTGCCTCCAGTTGATGCGATTATTGATCCACAAAGATCAGCACCAAATGTTGGATTACCTGCACCTGTATTGGGACAACGTTATCTTATTCTAACTGGCATTAATGAAGGTAAGGATTCAACTTACGATGGTGCAGATGCTTGGAAATCAAATACAAATGAAGACTTAGTTGCAAGTGCAAATGATATTATCAGTTATAACGGCTCAGGGTGGGAAGTATCGTGGGATGCTTCAGGAATAACAAAAACTGAATATGTGACTAATTTAAAAACTGGTATACAGTATAAGTGGTCAAATAATAAATGGCAAAAGAGTTACGAAGGATCTTATCCTGCAGGACAATGGAGTCTAGTTCTGTAATATATAATATATTATGTCAAAAAAGAATCATAAGATGATTAAAGCAGCAGGTGCTTTATTCTTATCTCGTTCAACAAATCGTTATTTGTTTTTATTAAGAGACGATGACACTTATTCTAATACTTGGGGTTTAGTAGGCGGAAGAGTTGAAAACAATGAACAAATTATTGAATGCCTACATAGGGAAATAAATGAAGAAATAGGCAGTGTTGAAAATATTATAAAAATAATTCCTTTAGATCTATATACAAGTCAAGATGAAAAATTTGAATATCATACTTTTGCTTGTGTAGTTGAGAATGAATTCATTCCTAAGTTAAACTACGAACACAAAGGATATTGTTGGACAACGTTAGATGGCATACCAAAGCCTATTCATCCTGCACTATATAATTCAATTCAATTAGATGAATTAAAAAATAAATTAAAAAGTTTAAATGAAATTATATGTCAGCTAGACTGACAAATGATCGTTGATCAATAATTTTATAGTTAGGATACTTTAATAAGTATCTAGCATTTGGTGGACTTGCATTTAATCTAAAAAACTGTGTGCCGGGATATGCAGCAATAACTCTTCCTAAATCTTCTTGCCACTTGCCATCATTCATATCTTCATTTAGCATTGGATAAAATTGCTCATTTGCATAAATGTGATTTGTTTTATCTTCTGGGCATCCATCAAACCCAACTAAAAATACTTTGCTTGCGCCGTGATAACAGGCTAGCATTGCTGCTGTTGATCCTGCATCTATATTTTGATTTATTGGAATTAAATTCATATCAGGATTTAATCTTAAAATTTCTGGACGAGTATAAGTTACGCTATGCAACTCTTTAGGTGCTTTACTAGCAATTAATTTATTAGTAATAACTAAAAAATCAGGATTAAAGTCTGCGTAAGCTAAATTACAGCCATAAAGAACATTGTAGTAATTAATAATTTTTTTGCTATTGCTGCGAATAATTTTTTCTATTAAGTCTTTTGTTCTAGTAATGCCATTGCCAAAAACAATTGAGCTTGAACTGGGTCGATAAAAATTAAGTTTATTTTTAATATATTCTCTAGATACTTCCTGGCCAATTGTCCAATTTACCCACTCACCTTCATAAGTGCTAGCTGTTGTTGCTGTTAGCGGCTTAGGAGGTATGTTTGGTACAAGAGTTTTAACAATGTTATCTGATACAAATGGCATTTAGTTATTTTATAGTCGTCCTACTAGAATTTCAATAATTGATTTAGTTGAATCGTTTGATTCTAATGCTTTGCCAACAACTTTACCAGTTAAGTCTTCAGTTGATATTGTTACAGAAGTAGCTACACCAGCATTGTTACTTACAACTAATAAGTCGCCTTTTTTAACGTTGCCTTCAACTTTACAAGGAACACGACCAATGTAGGCAATTGCAACTACATTATCACCTTCTAGTGTATCATTCATAATGAAACCAGGATTTTCGCTTACTGTTCCGACAATCGCTCTTGAATCTTTTGTTGCAGCAGTAACTTCTGCATTGCCGCCAATCATTAATACAGTACCAACATCATATCGAGCATCTGCTAGGAATTTTTCTGACAAGTCAGCGTATTGTGCTGAACTTGCTAAAGCAAACACGTTTGTAAATCTAAGTGATGCTGAACCTAAAGCAAAAGAATTGTTTACTGATGGTATTAAGCTTTCAGTAATAACTACGTTACCATTTCCGTTTGGCTGTATGGTTATGTTTCCGTCTAGTGTTGAAGTGCTAATCGTGTTACCATCAAGTGTTAAGGTATCAACAGTTAGTGAACCAGGGTTAATTGTAAATGTACCAGTAAGCGGGACATAAGTTAATCTTACAGTATTAATTTCTGGTGTTTGAGACCCTGCTCCGCTAGCAAACATTATATACGCAGCCGTTGCTTGTGCGCCGTCATCAACTACTGTCACAGTTGTTGATGTGCTACCAGTAAAGCCAGTTGTACCAATTGATCCAGTAAAGCCACGTGATCCAGTAAAACCAACTGATCCAGTAAAGCCACCACCTGATCCAGTAAATCCTGCCACAGTACTTGCACTACCAGTAAAGCCAATGCTACCAGTAAAG